TTGACCGAATGTGTCACTTAGTCCCAATTCGTTCCAGTCGAGGGCAAGGCGCTTGACGTCTCTAACACCCCAGACAATACCCACGCTACCACGACGTTCGCCTCCGTACTTGCGAGAAAAAGATTTTTGTGCAAGTGAAGCCTGTTCGCTGCTGAGTTCCTCATCGTACACTAGCAACGTCTTCGGCATGGCATCGTTCTTGTGGATGTTAAACACCGTCGACGTTGCCTCATTATACCCCTCGATAGACTGCGCTGCTAACTCCACAGGGCTGCCACCACCAAGTGTTTTCTCGGGATCGTACCAGAAGCCCTGAATGTGAACGACGTCTTCCTTGCGTATTGTGTACGCTACCTGTCCATCGTAGTATAGGTAGTGTTCAACGTCGCCGTAACCATCGTTGACAGGGGCGAAGTTCTTATCTGAATACCAGCGCATGCCGATGATAGCACCCGAGGCGTTGCGTAGCTTATACCCGTAAGCGTTGCCACCGATGCACAGGATCGTCATGATCTCGCCAAAGGTCACACGCCATTGGTTACGTGTCAGCATCCCCACGATAGGGCTTTCGAAGTCGTAACCATTCGGAGTAACCACACCTATCTGTGCTTCCGGCATCATCAGCGAATAGGTCAGAGTGCAGGCCACAGCCACAGGGTTAGCCTTCCACATTTGGTAAGCACCCCGCCAGTTGACGATAGGTGTGAAGTTATGTTTGTTCCACAACTCCGTCACTGGTATAGGAAGGTCGTTCTGTGCGACCTCGCCAGTAGGGGAGATGAAAGCCTTGATTTGTTGAATTAGTCCCATTGTTCTAGTCCGTTATAGAAATACAACTCCAGCACCTTGCGACTTAACAGCCGCCATCTCAGCGTAAACGAGAGCGTCTACCATGTCGTCATGGTTGCCCTCAGGGAAAGAAAGTAGTTCCTGTTCGAATGAAGGTTCCAGCCCCCTCACGTGTGTAACCAGTAGCTGCTCATACCTTGCCAGCAGAGCGTGGAACCGTGTTACCTTGTCACGGTCTGGTTTAACAGCCTTGACAGGTAGGGAGGTTTTGCGGAGTAGTTCCTGCACTACTGCCACCTGATACTGGACGGCCTCGATGTTGATACGTGATGGGTTCCATTTTGCCGCCAGGCTTTGTACGCCTTGGACGACTTCATGAAACCCCACCTTGCCCCTCCACATGTCCAGCACGTACCTACGCCCCGAGTCCTTGTCGTAGCCCACAACAGCTATGGCTGTGTAGTCGGCCGTATCTGACTTACTGATGGCAAGATCAACACCCATGCCGATCTTCAGATCCCGTGGCACCTGGTCGCTGTTGACGTAGGTTATCATCTCACGTTTAACCAGAGCACCCTGCACGTCTACAAACTCAGCCAGGTATTCCTGATTGAACACCACGGTAGGCAGTTCACGCTGTGCAGCGTCGATTTCATCCTGTGCGATGTAAGGATTCACACTCGTAGGCATACGGAAGGACGCATACGTCTCGTCCAGCCGTGCACGTTCGTACATCGCGTGGAAATCGTTGCGTCCCTTTGGCGTGCTGAAGAAATACCCGTCACCCTTGTAATCCGTCAACGTCGGACGGATCGCTTCGTTCCATGCGTCCATGAAGTTCCTGACCATCGCCACCTCATCACAGACGACCCGTGCATACTTACGGCCCCGAACACTATCGAAAGCGTCTAATGACCAACAATCGATGATACCACCGGTCTCGATGGTAAGGCGTTTTTCCTGTTCACTTACACCCGTGATTATAGGATGCAACGTTGTCTTGAGGGCCTTCCAAACATCAGATAGCATCTTGTAAGTGGGGGCGAAGTAAGCCGCCGGTTTGCCCATTATAGCCGATTCGATAAGCAGGGCTTCCGCCATCACGGTTTTGCCAAACCTACGACCACAGGCGACCGTGTTGAAGCGCCTCCGGTTGCGTAAGATTAGGTCTTGACCGTCATGCATGTTTGCATTGATTTTAATCAATGTCTTCTTTCACTATTATTTTCGCGTCTTTGACCTCTTTAGCTATGCCATTCACAAGGTTTATCTCAATTTCATTTTTACCAGTATTCTCGTTGCTAGTTTTTTCTTTTTGATTGAGGACCTGTTTGCCAAGCCATATCAACATAGTAGCATTGCCAGACATAGCCAGCTCGTACTGTTTGCGTCGTATGCTTGCCTTGCCCTGACTACGCCCTTCGTCCAGCTCTGCCTTAAAGCGAGCTGTCAGCGTATCATGGGAGCATTTGACTATATCGGCTATCTCAAGATTGGTACAGCCAATCGCCGCCAGCTTGCGTACTTGCTCTGGATCAATATCTAGTTTAGGCCTGCCCATTGCTTACTCGCTCTGCTTTCTTGCCAGTCAATGTTTCCCATCGCTTAACAATTACGTCGCAGTATTGTGGGCTTAACTCCATTCCGTAACACTTGCGACCGAGCTGCTCGGCAGCAATAAGTGTAGTTCCTGAACCTAAAAATGGATCGTATGCTAATCCTTGTGGAGCAGTACTGTTGCCAAGTAAGTAAGCAAACATTTGAACAGGCTTCATAGTTGGGTGATCACTACTTTGAGTAGGTCTATCAAAGCGCAGCAGCGTTGTTTGCTTTCTGTCAGAATACCAACCATGCGAAGCCCCATCTTTCCAACCATAAAGACAAGGTTCGTGTTGCCATTGGTAATCTTGCCTTCCCATTACAAGAGAATTTTTCACCCAAATCAAACACTGCCTTACTGTCTGACCGCAATCTTTAACAGCCCCTCGGAAATTATATCCTTCTGAATCAGCATGAAATACATAGTATGAAGCTCCTGATTTCATGGATCCAAAAGCCAAAGCAAAGCAATCAAATAAAAATTGCCTGAAGTCAGCGTCCTTCATGCTGTCATTTGCCACCTTTAACGCATCTTTTGTTTTCCCAGTATAGTCAACATTATATGGCGGATCGGTCAGCATCAAATCTGCTTTTGCCCCATCAAATAGTTTGTGGACATCCTCGGCCTTTGTGGAGTCCCCACATACCAAACGATGCTCACCAAGCAGCCAAAGATCGCCCTGCTTTGTAATAGCTTCCGCTGGTGGCTCGGGTATTTCATCCTCGACAACTTCCTTATCGTCCAGCTTCATTGCTTTCGATAGCTCGTCAGGATCAAATCCTAGCATGCCTACATCGAAACCTTCCATGTGCAGATCGTCCAGCTCTACCTTGAGCATCTCTTCGTCCCAATCTGCATTCATTGCCAGCTTGTTGTCTGCTATCACGTAAGCCCTACGCTGCGCTTCTGTTAAATGCTCGTGCCTTACGCAAGGTACAGACTGCAATTGTAGATGCTCGGCTGCCATCACACGACAGTGCCCTGCAATGATCGTATTGGTTGCGTCAATAAGCACAGGATTCATAAATCCAAACTCGCGTATGCTCGCGGCAATCTGTTTCACTTGCGCTGGAGAGTGTGTACGGCTGTTCCGAGCGTATGGTATCAGCTTAACAACTTCTACGTGCTCGATTTGTATTTTGGTGTTTTGCATACGATTTACTCTTTCATTCAGCTATTAAGTTATGCTTAACAGTTGGTTACTTATCCACAAATCACAATCCCCGCATAAGGCTAGCATAGTTGATTTGTTGTATGTCGTTGACGACCGACCGCACGTCGCTGTACATGAGGTAGGCATCCTCAATGCTGGCGATCCCGTGCAAGACCGTTGCATGGTGCTTTTGGCTGTGCTTGGCTATCGACGTTAGTGTCCACCCGTAGTGCTTGCTCAGGATATACCATGTGATAGACCTAGCCCGTACCACGTCAGCACGTCGTGTGGGACTGTAGGCATCCTCCAATGTCACACCGCACAGCGTGCACACGTCAGATAGAATCAACTCGTATAACATAAAACCCCCTAATTCTTTTTGACGAACTCGATGGCATCGTCGACAGATCTGACGATCCCATAGGGTACGCCATAGCGCAGGCAACAGTCCGAGAACCTGTTTTGCGTTTCCGACACCCTACCCTTGGCAGCCTTAACCTCTAACATCCACGCCCGCCCGTCACGGTAGACAGCCAGGTCAGCATGACCAGAGGTTGCGTTGATGTTCACCACACGGTACGAGGACAGCCGTGTGCCGTGTTCCAGCTGTTGCGTTGAACTGTTAACACGGACAACCATATACCCTAACATGCACAATTGGTCAGCTATGGCCTTTTGCACTACCCGTTCGGGTATAACACCTGATGCTTTCTTGGCAGCCTTGGCACGCTTGGCAGCCTTCAGCTCGTCCAGCAGCCTATGCTCGCTAGCATCCCAGTCCAAATCGTCTATCTCTCTCATTGCATCCTCTGATGATTGTAACAATGCCACAGCCCGTCGGTACCTTCAAACCATGTGTAGTCGTCCACGTTATGCTCATACATCAGCGAGAGCATGGTAGATCCTGCCTTAACTCTCTGGCGTTCGACCACAGCCGACTCAAGCACCTCATGGCTCGGGATTAGTCTGGCCTCGGTAGCGGTGAACTGGGATAGGTCAGGGCCGTCATCAGCGAGGACGCCATCCCACGCGTCGCCTGGTGGCTGTTTATACCGCTTGAAATACTCCCAATCAGCAGCCAGCACGTCGTACAAATACGTACCTCGGGTTGCCTCGACGACGGCATCTATCGTTTCCGGTTGCAAGGTGCCCCCTGACGTAGCAACCGATGCCAAATCGTCGCAACCGTAACGGTGCCATTGACTTACGAGGAAATCCAGCATCCTCTC